GCCGCAATCTTAGCCCTTGTGACATTGGCATCTGTGATCTTCGCTGTTGTAACTGCGTCAGTCTTTAGGTGAACCGTGTCAACAGTGTCATTGACCGGCACATTCACATCTGTTTGTGTGAACGTCATCACCTCTAGGATCGCGCCACTTGTGGGCGCTGTGTCCATCGTCAGCGTGGTGCCGCTTACTGAATAATCAGTCTTCTGTTGATAGACACCATCAAGGAACACTTGCGTGTTGTTTTCGCTTACCGGCGAGATAGAAAGCGTGAACTCTGTGCCAAGGTTGCCGCTGCTGTTGCCGTTACAAGTAAACTGGTCGTGGTTTAAGTTGCTGCCAGATACAGCCGCCCGTACTGAGTAGACAACAATCTTGCGTCCGCTTGGTGGCGCTGCATCTAGCGTCAGTGTGGTGCCGTTCAGCGTGTAATCATTCTGATTCATAAACACGCCTTCTACGAAGACAAGCAAGTTGTCCTCTGATTCTGGCGCTTGGCTCAATGTGAATGCTGCTGAACCGCTGGATGTGTATGTATTGACAGTGAACGTGTTTGATCCACCACCCCCGCCTATCTCTGCGAAGCTGCTGCCGTCGTGACCCTCAAACCTTGAGAGAGTGGTGTTGTATCGCAGCATACCGGCTGATGGGCTACCCGGTCTCTGTGCTGTTGTACCTGTTGGAATGTGTATGGCATCCGTGGCAGAACCAATATCTAACGTTACGGCTGGCGTTGCGTCTTTTATACCAACCCGGTTGTTGCTGGTGTCTACCTTCAAAACGTTTGTATCTACAGTGAGATCACCAGTCACCGCTAGACTTCCAAGCGTTCCAACCGTTGTGACGTTGCTAAGTGTATCTAAGGCGCTTTCAAAGTAAGTCTCAAAGTCTGTGAGCGCCACTTGCTTCATGGTGCCATTGTCATTGACCACAACACGATCCGCATCAGCTAGCGTTGTGCTGGTTGCAGAAGTATCCCCATCCATGATGTTGAGTTCTGCGGTGGTGGCTGTTACGCCATCCAGTATGTTTAGCTCTGAGGCTGTAGATGTAACGCCATCAAGAATGTTTAGTTCTGCCGCTGTAGCTGTTACCGCTGTGCTGCCAATGGTGATAGAGCTTGCTGTGAGATCGCCCACAATAAGCCCTGCTGCTGCGTAACCAGTGGCCCCGGTGTTTACTGTGGTTGACGGTACGGTTTGCGTGTCAGCGAATAACCGGAAGCTGTTGCTGGTTGATGCGTCATAGAACAACCCAGCATATTTCGTCGTGCTGCTTTCTACATACTTACCATAGAAACCGAAGTCGGTGCTGTTGCCGGTGTTGGCATTGGTCAACCCGGTAAAGTTGTTATCCGTTACAACAGAACCCGTCTGTGTTGTGGTTCCTGTGACAGATAAGTTGCCGCTGACCGTTAAGTTGTTACTGATGGTCACATCATTCGGCAAGCCGATGGTCAATGTATCCGTAGCACTGACCGCCACATCTACCTCACTGCTCGTACCCGCAACCGTTAAAGTGTCGCCACCCGCAATCGTCTGTGTGTTAGATCCATCAGATAACGTAAAGCTGGTGCTGATGTTTGCTGTAGATGCAGAAGTGATTCGCCCCTTTGCATCAATAGCTATAACCGGGATGGCTGTAGCTGATCCATAAGTTGCAGCGCTGACCCCGGAGGAAGCAAGAGATACAGCGCCGCTTGAGACACTAAAATCACCAGTAAAGGAGGCTACACCCTTGTTTGATGAAGTAGCGTCTTCGGCGGTAATTGTGATGGTGTCATTGGAGACCGCCGTGTCAATGCCATCGCCGCCGGTAAAGGTAAGCGTTCCCCCTGTAGAGAACGTGTCATTTGATCCGCTATCTGCTGCAAGGGTAAAGCTTGTGCTGATAGAGTTTGTAGATAGCGCAGTTATTCGTCCTTTCGCATCTACGGTTATAGCTGGGATAGCGGTGCTCGTGCCGTAGGATCCTGCCGAGACCCCACTAGCCGCTAATGAGACCGCCCCACTGCTAACACTGAAATCGCTCGCAAATGAAGCAACTCCCTTGTTAGAAGCCGTGGCGTCCTCCGCTTCAATGGTAATTGTGCCTGAGCTTTCTGTGACATCTATACCTTCGCCAGCGGTGAACGTGATAGTGCCGCCCAGCGCGGTGGCAGTGGAATTGCTGCCATCAGTGACAGTAATTGAGGAGTTAGCTAGTTTTGAATTAGCTATGCTGCCAGCGAGCTGAGCGTTAGTGATGGTTCCAGACAAGCTGCTAGTTGGGTAGTTTGTCGCATCACTAAGATCAAACGCCGGGGTTGCATCTGAAGCGCCTAGTGCTAGAGATACACCGCCGAACGAAACCGTGGAGTTTGCTAGCTTACTGTTGGCAATACTGCCAGCAAGCATCGTATTGGTTACTGTACCGCTATCCCCGCTCCCTACTAACGTACCTGTTGCAGCGGGTAAGGTTAGCGTTACGTTACCAGAGAATGAGGAATGAGCCGGTGCCTGTAGCCTTGCGTAATGTGCGTTTGAGCTTTCGCAGTAGAAGTCTATCCGCGACTGTGTGCCGCCGTTCTTCATGGCGATAGCGCCTTGGCTTATCTGTATGCCATTAGTAGAGCCGCCACCAACGCCTAGAGAGGTTGTTATCTGTGTGGCTGCTGGTAGGCCAACCGTTACCGTTCCGCTGCTCTCAGCAACTTCTACTTCGTTAGATGTGCCACTAAACGTTAACGTGCCGCCTAATGCGACAGCGCTCGTGTTGCTGCCATCACTAACCGTTATGCCGCTGTTCGTTAATGAGCTATTCGGTATATTTGACAGCGTGTTGTTGGAAGCGTTGATTGTTTTGTTGGTAAGCGTTTGCGTTGCCGAATCACCAACAAGGTTTGATGTTGTTACGGGAAGCGTGAGAGTTACATTACCGCTAAAGCTTGCATGCGCGGGCGCTTGTATCCTCGCGTAGTGTGCATTACTCGTTTCGCAGTAGAAATCAATTCGTGATCTTGTGCCGCTGTTCTTGAGAGATATAGCGCCCACAGAAACGGTGGTGCCGCTCGTACCGCCTACGTTGAAGCTTTTATTTGAGACCAGATAGCTTTCACTGTTATCCCAAAGAATTGTGGGCTTGCTGCTTGACCCACCGAACTCAAGACCCGCGCCATCTGTTGCGGAGAGAGTAGATGCGTTTTTGGCGAACCGCACCGTTGCATCTTCAATATCAAGGTTTGCAGTGTTTACCGTTGTGGTGGTGCCATTGACTGTCAGATTGCCCGTTACTGTTAGGTTGTTACCTATAGTTACATCGCTAGGCAAACCAATCGTGACTGCCGCTGTTTCAGAACCGGAACCAGAAACAGATATTTCGTTAGATGTTCCCGCAATGGTGGCCACATAGTTACCAGTGGTTTGCGTACCAAGCGTAACTGCGTTATTGGCTATCTGTGCGTTGCCTATCGCATCATTTGCAATATCCAGTGTTACGGCGGCGGTTTCGCTTCCGCTGTTCGCCACTGTGATGCGGCTGTTCCCGGCATCTGCGATTGTTGCTACATAATTACCAGTGGTCTTTGTTCCAAGTGCTATCGCGTTGTTTGCTATTTGGTTAGCGCCAATCGCGTTATTAGCAATATCAAGCGTTACTGCCGCGCTTTCTGCGCCACTGTTAGCAACCGTTATTCTGCCGCTTCCAGCATCCGCTACAGTCGCAACATAGTTTCCGGTAGTGTCAGTGCCAAGGGCTACGCTGTTGGCCTGTATAGTGGCTGTCAGTGTGCCAGAAGCAAGATCAGTTATTGTTACTGCGCCGCCTAGATCCCCAGCCAAAGTGATGGTGAAATCATCAACGTTGAAATCCAGCGTTCCATCTGAGTCTTCGTAGGTTACACCGATCCCGCTTTCCGTATTGCTGGAAACCATAGCCCCAACAATGTCCTGCACCCTTTCGGCGTTGAGAGTCACATCACCAGAAGCAACAGTGAAATCAGTAGCATCAAAGGTTGCTACACCCTTATTTGTGTCAGATGCATCCTCTGCTGCTATTGTGACCGCCGCGGTCTCTGATCCACTGCCGGATACTGTTATGCCTTCCCCGGCTGCTATGGTCGCAACGTAATTCCCCGTTGTGTCTGTGCCAAGAGCAACGCTGTTCGCTTGAACCGTGGTGGTGATTGTTACATCACCCAGATTCGTGATCGTTCCAGAACCAGCTACATCACCTGATAACGTAACTGTAAAATCATCTACATCTAGGTCTATAGTGCCGTCACTGTCTTCGTAAGTAACCGAGATCCCGCTTTCCGTGTTGGAACTAAACATAGCGCCAACCAAGTCTTGAACGTGCTCTGTATTTAGCCCAAGCGTTACCCCTGCTGTCTCTGATCCGCTGTTGGCAACGTCAATCCCGGTGTTTGATGCGGTAATGGTAGCAACGTAGTTTCCTGTGGTATCTGTTCCCAGCGCTACCGAATTCGCTTGAATGGTTGCTGTCAGTGTAGCTGATGCCAGGTCAGTGATCGTCACAGACCCACCTAGATCACCGGCAAGCGTTACCGTGAAGTCATCCACATTAAAGTCTAATGTGCCATCGCTATCTTGGTATGCGACAGCTATACCGCTTTCGGTGTTTGAAGACACCATTGCGCCAACGATGTCTTGTACCCGTTCTGCGTTGAGGGTTACTGCGCCACTGGATACCGTGAAGTCTGTTGAGTCAAAAGAAGCTACGCCTTTGTTGCTATCCGTCGCATCTTCCGCGCTTATGGTTACTGCCGCTGTCTCACTGCCAGAACCGCTCACATTGATACCTTCGCCAGCTGCAACCGTGGCTACATAGTTCCCGGTTGTGTCTGTTCCAAGGGCCACAGAGTTCGCGACGATTGTTGCTGTTAGTGTGGCATTGCCGAGTTCGGTCAAAGTTGCGCTACCGCTAAGATCCCCGCTTAAAGTGATAACGGGAGACTTGTTTATGGTAGTGGCGTTTGAAATGTCGCCACCATTTATATCTACAGTATTAAGAACCGGCGCTGTCAGAGTTTTGTTTGTGAGCGTTTGTGTGCCGGTAAGCGTGGTTACTGTGCTATCAATGTTGAGCGTTATTGTGTTACCAGACCCAACAGATGTAAGGCCGGTACCGCCAGCTATAGTCAAAGTTTCGCTATCTAAATCTATAGAAAGCGCACCACCAGAATCCCCTTGAAAATCAAGATCTTGCGCTGTTATTTCAGCATCAACATAAGCCTTGATAGATTGTTGTGTGGCAAGAGCAGTGTTGGAATTGGAACCAAGGTTGTCTTCATCAAGTATCTGCGTAACCGTTGCGCCGCCGGTAGTGAATTGCAGATTAAAGAGTTTAGCGGTAAGGCTTTGCGCTGCCGTGGCTTGGCTATCAACCCATTGAGTATTGCTGTGGTCATATACCAGCAAAGAGCCAGCGGTGCTTGCTGTGCTGTCTGCAACGCTGCGACCCAATACCGTGTTAGGGCCAGCAAGACCCTGTGTGCCGGCAGTGACTACAGATATGGAACTTGTGCCTTCTACCGTTATTGAGTTGATAGTGCTGCTCACCGGCTTATGCCCCTCCGTATCGTAAACGTGCCTTCCAATATGCGGAACACGTTGCTGTTAGCATCTGTTATCTCAAGGTCATAAACGCCTTCGGTGGCGGTTAATCCTTCGGTATCAGATGCGCTAATTGTAAGCGTAACGGTGCCAGCGGATGCGCCGAGAGAAATGCGTCCGTTACCTGTCGTAAGTGTTAATAATGAGGACGTTGCATCTGGATCAGCACGCAAGTCCATTTCTGCGCTCGTGTAGCCGGTTAAATTGACTACAGAGCTTGATGAATCTTTGAGCGTTAGCGTATGACCGAATGTTGCCCCTTGCTCAATTATAAAGTGGTGAAACCCAGCGCTCACGGCCTACTCCCATATCGCGCTAGCCCTCTTTCTTCTTGGGTCTTCCGCGCTTCTTCGTTGTCTTTTTTACTTCCTCAACCGGCTTTTCTTCCCACGCCTCATTGACATCTGGCGTTTCCGGGTCATCAGCCTTAAACGAGCCGTCTTCATTCCTTGCCCTTACCATTTCTGTTTCTGGCTCTTCTGCTACCTCTTCGGGTGCATCAACCTTCACTTCTACAGCCCAACCATTCGCCATAAAAGTTTGCATCAATTCTTCTTTCCAAGGCTCATCGCCATCTACTAATTCATCAAGTGCGTAAAGCTTCGCGCTCGTGCCATGCTCGTTTGATGCGCCAGCTTTCGGAACTATTATTTTGTATTGAGCCATCTAATCCTCCAAAAGGATTGGGGGGCCGAAGCCCCCCGTCACCTTATACAGTGCTGCTTGTATCAGCGTCAGTGCTGTGTCTGGGCGAACCTTTCACAACAGTTGCCGCGATTGGCGTACCGTTTGAGTGTGTGCCAGTAAAGTCGGCCACTACCCTGATGTAACGTGATCCACCCACATAACCGATTGTGGTTATCTGTGGCGTTTCACCGTTTGCATCTAAAGTTAAGAAGATGCCACTGCTGTCAACAGTCCCATCAGTAACAGACGTTGCCGCCGTTACTGCGCTGTAAGAACTGTCGTCGCTTGACTCTTCCAACTTGAAGTCTACTTTGACTGAACCAGAGAGTGTGTCTCCCTCAACGCCAGTGTTAACAATCACAGTTGCAGACTCAAAGAATTGAAGATCTACGCCTGTGCCGTTTGTGTCACTGGTGCCGACTACGGGAGCGATACTTTGGACAGCCGATATGCTGTTAGCTAAGTCTTTCATTTATCCCCCTAAGTAGAGCACTTCTGCTTAACGATTGCTTCAGCCAAGATAACTTGACCACCTACTCTTCTTCGCGCCACATAACGAACGTTTCCAGAGGTTGCCTGTGTGAACGGATCACGCAGTACAGCCATCTGTACTCTGTCAACAATCATGTAAGCCCGATTGAAGTCACCGAAAGCTACCGGGAAGGTTGCGCTTCCCTCACTTGGCATGTCTGTGGCTTCCACATATGGATAGCCCAGAACTGTATTCGTAGCGCCGCCCTGTAAAGAGAAGCCAGCTTGGAACACATATTGACCAGCGGTATCTTTCAGCTTCCTGATTGACGCTAGGGTGTTTCGGTTGAATACGAATCGCCCGTTTCTTGCGTAGTCAGCTTTGATGCCGTGTACCAAAGATATAAGGCCATCTGCTGTGATTGCTGTAGCATTTCCAGAAACAACTTGACCAACGCTTGAGTTAGTCATGAATCCTTCTGGCTTGCCTACCGCGTCACCACTGACGAAAGCCGTACCTTCTGCAAGAGCAAACCTTTCTGCAAATTCTTGCTGCATCTCTGACTCAAGATCAAAGACAGTGTCTTCTAAGTCTTGCTCAGAAATATCAACAAGCGCGTAGTGCTCATGTGCTGGTATCTCTTCCAAACCTACTGTGTAACCAGTGGTTTCAGATCGTGTGCCTGTTTCAGAAACCCACTCAGCTGAAAACTGACCAGTTCTCTTTGGAACTTGAATGCTTCGCTGTGCGGTTGACCTGATTCGCGCAATAGAACGAATTGGGCTTATTTCTGTAATTGTTTTGATAAGCTCACGAACGTATTCGGGGGGAGCTAAGAATCCACCCGTTGTATCGTTGCTCACCGTCAAAGCTTTCGCTTCGTCAGGCTCTAGTCCTTCCTTACCTTTTCGGCAATAAGCATCAAATGCTTTTACCGCCATATCAACTTGCTGTGTGCTGAAGCCAGAGTTCGGGCGGGTTACAACAGTGTGCAACTCTTCCATCTGCTCTTTCATGGCTTCTTGTGCCGCTTGCTGCTTGGTTAGGGCTTGATTGACATCTTCAAATGAATCCATCTTAGCCTCTATGTTGGCTAGTTTCTCATCCAGAAGAGGATCGCTCTCACCTTTCTCCAAGTTCTCAAGCTTCTGGTCATACGTTTTCTTGAACTCTTCAAACGCTGAACCAAGCTCGCTGATAGCGGATTTTGTAACTTCTTCCATATCAGTCACCTGTCAGAATGTTGGTTAATGTTTTGATAGCCAATATTTCCTGCTCATCAGGTGCATCTCGCACTGTGAGCGTATCCACAATGGCTTTGGCTGCTGCCTTTGCTTCTGAACGAGAAATAGAGAAAGCATCACGCAGTCCATTTTCCCATTCTCTGATAGTAATATCTTGACCCTTCACCGAACGAACATAGGCCTTCGGGTTCATCGGGAACGTGACCAAAGATACTTCCATCAAATCTACTTCATCTATGACCCTTCGCTTAGTGCGCCGCTCATAGTTGTAGCCCTTCGGGTCTACTTTGAAACCAATAGACAAACCGTCCAAAGCGCCCATTTTCATTAGCTCATAGGCTTCCCGTCCAGCTTGTGTTTGCAGCGCCAAACGGCCTTTGACATATAGGCCTTTGTCATCTTCTCTTATCTCATCAAACACGCCGATGGGCATATCTGTTTTGTGTTGATATAGCAGTTTGACCTTGTTCGCTGGGCGTTTGCGTAAGCTACGCTTGAACGCACCTTTTTGAATTACGTCATTGCCTAGATCCGTATTCCCAAAAATAGATCCATAGCCTTCGAACTCACCACTGCCTTTTTCTTCATCTTCGTCGTGGTAAGCCTTCAGGCTGGTCTTGATGTCTAAATACTGCGGGTCTTCTTTTACATCATCGCCGGTCAAGCGCATATAGTCCTCATGGTTTTCACAAGGCATATATACGGTTTCACCGTCTTCATCATGAGAATGTGTGCCAACGCACCCGATAGCCCGCGCACGCTCTTCAGCTTCTTCTTGAGTGCTGTAAACGTCACGGCGCACTTGTTCTTTCTTGGATTCGTCAAGATGTTCCACGTGAAACTCTTCGTTGTCCACGTCATCTAATAAACTTTCTGCCATAAATATCCCATCCCTTATTATGGTCTGGGGCTTCCACTGAAGCCGGCAAGCTATAACCTAATAGCCCACCCATCCTAGACCAACATTCACATCAATACAACATCACTTTCATCAGCATAAATGATGACACAACGGCAGTTTACGCTATGATATGCGCCCCCTGCTGGGTCTGCTACGTGCTGCATTCTAACTGATCCCAGCTTCGGATGCGCCAAAATAAAAGGCTCTGACATCTCCACCGTTTGCCCGTTCGCGTTCCTGTGTTCGCGCCTTGTTCTAGCATCTGCTGTGCTTACCCATGTCTTCATCATCTTTATGTCATAGTCCTGCTGCACCTGCCCGTAATACAGATGGTTTGCTGCACTGATGGCGCTGTGTGTTTCTGTTCTTGCGATAAGCGCTGCGCGTGAAGTGGATATACCGGCTATGGCGGTTGAAACATCTCTTGCGATCTCTGCAAGTGTTTTGTCATCCAACCTGCCTTGCCTGATGATCCTGTCAATCTGCCTTGCTATGCGATTCGAAACGTTGGACAAGAAAAGCTGTCGGGTAGCGAAGTAACTAGCAATGAACCGTTCGATGTCTACTTGACGGCCTACAATCTCAATGTTTTCTTGCTTCTTCGAAAGCTCATAAGCCTCATTATTCATCTTGAACACCGCAACGAAGCATCTTCTGTAATGCTCATCCATGATTGGGAACAGCTCATCAGTTAGGTTTGACCTGGCAACGTCTGGCTCAAAGATACCGAACTCTCTATACAAGAATGATTGCGTGTTGCCGAACTTGCGTATAAATGCCCTTACCTTACTGAATATGAACTTCTCAAGGTTTACGCGCAGCGCCTCATGTTTGCGAAGCTCTGCCATTCTGCGAATGCGGCCACGACGTACGGTCTCAAGTTGCTGCTTAGTTTGCAGCATCACTTCTTGCTACTGAGGGGATGTCCTTTCGGGAAAAGATCTTGATCAAACTTCCCGCTTCTGAATTTGCCTTTACCCAACGCATAAAGGAACGCGTTGACCCTTGCGTACGCCCACCTGTCTTCACCACCGGAAGCTCTTACGCTTGGCCGTACTGATTGTGGGTTTGTTCTGTAAGCGCCAATGCCGCGCCTAAATACAGCGGAGAGCATTCTGAGAGTGGCTTTCTTCTTCGGGTCAGAATATTTTTCGTTGTGCTTGGCGACCTTATTCTTCAAGCCTTCTCTGACTTTTGCGCTGACTTGCTTCGTTTCACCAACGAGCTTATTGATGAAGGCAGTCAAGTATTGAATATCATCCATTTGCTTCTAACCTCACTGGTTCTGATTTAGATTCCTCACGTTCAATCTGTGCTCGTTTTTTTTTAGCCCAACTGAACCCTGCATCACCACCCCACAAGGCCCACGCTATCCTGCCGGCACTTGGATATCCTTTCTCTCCCGGCCTAAACCCCTCCGCTTGTTTGTCTACTTCGTGTCTACTGAAGAACGAAAACATCCGCTTAACAGTATCCACGCTCATATTCTTACCGCTTGCTATATCTCTCGCCCTTGCCACCCCAACATCTGTGCCGCCCCGGTTGTGCTCCCTGCGCCATTCCAGCCCCCGCCGCGCTTCTGTAACCATACCGTCAGATGGCTTTAGGTTTATATCTGACAGCGCTTTTTCTTCTTCGTCATCTTCTAATTCTGCCGCATCTTCTTCGTTACTGCGGTCTTGCGCTGGCGCTTTCGCTTCGCCTAACGGGAAAAGCGTAGCCGGTACTAACAGCTGATCCGCACCATCAATCGGTGACAGCCCAACCGCCTCCCTTGCTTCGTTCCTTGTCATGATGCCTGCGTTCACAGCTGATACTACGTTCTCGTAAACCCTGCGCCGCCTTTCTGATAACGCTGGAATTTGATCTATGTCATAGCAAAACTCTAAGGTTTCGCTAAACTGCGCCACCAACCATTCATTAAGATCGCTTTCAACTTTGCGAAGATAAGGGATTATGGTCTCTTCATACAGCGCCAGCCTTGCTTCTGCTACGTTTGCGTATGTTTGAGCATCTGGCACACCAACCAGCTGGCTTGGTACACCAAAGCACATCGCTATGTCTGTGGCGCTCATGTGTTTAAGGTTTATGAAGTCCATGTCTCGTGGTGACAGACCCATCTCTTTCCAATCAAAGTCTCCTTCCAAGAGGAGTGGTCTACCTGCATTCTGTGATCCTTGAAACCTATTATTTAGATCTGTGAGCAGCTGTTGCCTTTGTGATTCGCTAAGGTTGATAGCGTACCCGGCATCATCTTTGGGTTTGAATATCACAGCGCCCGAAGGCCTAGCCCCGTTGTTGAGTAAGTTGATGTTGTGACTAGATGACAGGTTATGCTGGTCTACCTCTACCGCCGCCGCGCTAAGTGGTGAGCAACCGTAGAAATCATCAAGAGGATTCCACAGCTTGGTTTGTTTCAGATCAGAGAACCCGCTGTCCTGATCAACTTCGTATATTTGCTCAACCCTACCGTTAACTGTGTATTCATACCGGGATGGCATTGAACCCTGCCCGCCCTTGATTGTAATGCGGTCTGGGCGTAGCAGGTGCAGTTCTCGTGGCTGGTTAGATAAGCCGCCTACCTTCACATAGTAGGCATTGCCACTTAACAACAAGTAGCCGAACAAACTGGCGAAAAACTCACTGTATGATTGAAGCGGGTTCGGCCTTTCCAACAGGTCAATCAACGGGTGGTTCTCTAACACCGTGTCGCCGCTTTTCACCATGAACGGAACAGAACTAGCGCCTTTGGATATTTCGTTCACACAGCGGAATACAATGGCGTTCTTTAGATAGCCTTCTCTTGCTAAATCTTCGTAACTGTAGTTTTTGTGCATCCCTGATTGAATGCCGAAGTAACCAACCATTGAGGATTGCTTGGTGTCAGAGGGTTCGGCACCTCCACTGAAAATGCCTTTAATGTTGTCTAGTACCCCCATCAGCTAATCCTCCACTGTACATCCCCGCGAGACTTGCTTAGTTCTGACAATCCCCAAACTAAAGCATCAAGTCTATCTGGGCTGGGCTTTGGCCGATCACCTGTGTATGTACACATCTGATTCTCTAGGTCTGGGAATGTTCCCATGTGGTGAACGCGTTGTTGCTCATATAATGCGGCTATCGGTTCCGCTCTTATCAATTTACCTCTCGTTGCGTGTACCGCTCTATACGGCACGTTGCTATCAACGGTTCGAATAAGCCGCTCTACAAGATCACCGCCGTTGTTCACTTCAGCAACTATCCGGTCAGCTTGCCATTCATAATACGTCCTTACCACCATCCTACCCCATTCTTCGGGAGAATACCTACCTGATAAGTCCTCTAACACGTAGAAGTGATTCTGACTGTCTTTGCCCACAACTACAATACCCGTTTCGTCTGAGTCTTCTCCTGACGTAACTGCCGGGTCCACAGCGATCAATATGTTTGTGAGTTCACGCTCCTCATCACTACCAAGCCGCGCTGCATCAATCAGTGATGGCTTCCACAGCGCACCCTCCATTGCATCAATAACTTCTGCGTATAGTTCTTGTCTGCCAAGCGTTGTGCCTTCGTACTTATCTCTAAGCATCTGTAAAGTGCTTTCTGCTAGGTTATCAGCGTTCTCAAACGTATTGCCTGTTGTTACCTTCACATCATTGCGGTTCATCAAATTTCGTATGATTGGTGTTGGTCTTGGGGTAGTGGTGACAACGCACTTTGGGTTTTTGCCTAGACGCAAAGCAAACATCAGTTGGTCAAACGTATCTGGGTATCTCCATGCGGCAAGCTCATCACACCATGCTCTGTGGAACTGTGGGCCTCTCAATCTGTCCGGTTCTGTA